AGACGTGATGACACCTATTTCGACCTTTTGATACATCTTGCGGCAGTCGTAGGAGGTAGGCAGACTATCGAGGGTAGTCCGCTATCTCTGGCGGTGGATTTATCAATAGATAGCGAAATGGCATCGTGGGCGATGCGTACACAGCCTGGACATATTCTTTATTTTTCCTCTAGCGCTGCATATCCTGTAGAGCTACAGACACTAGAGCTAAAAAGGATGCTAACAGAAAACGATATAAATCTAAATGATATACTCCTGCCAGATTTTACTTATGGCTGGGCTAAATTGACTGGAGAGATGCTCTGCGAACATTTAAGGCGTGAAGGTTTAACGGTTACAGTACTTAGACCTTTTAGCGGTTATGGTGAGGATCAGAGCCTGGAATATCCATTTCCTAGCTTTATGGAAAGAGCTGGTCGTAAGGCCGATCCCTTTACCATCTGGGGATCAGCCCTAACTACTAGGGACTGGATCCACATAGAGGACATAGTAGAGGCCTCTTTACTATTGGCTAAAGATCGTATCAGCATAAACGTAAACCTATCGACAGGCAGGCCTACGACCTTTATGGAGCTGTTTAACCTAGTAGCTCGTCAGGTGGGCTATAAACCAGTCGTAGAGGTTGATGAAGGCGCTCCTAAAGGCGTCGCCTACCGCGTAGGTAATCCAGCGCTGCTAAACAGCCTGGGCTATAAGCCTAAAGTAACCCTAGAGGTTGGCGTGTCGCGCTGCCTCAGTGTCTGGAGGCAGTAGTACCATTAAGGGGTCTGGAACCCCTCAACCCTCCAGACAAAGGGACAGAAATGATTAATTTCATAAAAGAGTACACAGATCTATTTATATGGCTGTGTGGTGTAGGTATTTTTATGTGCGGTTATTACATAGGACATTACTACGGTCATCAAACAGGATTCGTACGTGGTCGCGTTGCAGCTCGTAGACATCCATCGCTAAGAAATGAGCAGCGATGACACTTATACAAAATTACGCGATAACCTATGCAGCTCTAGGCTTAAAGATTTTACCTTTAGGTGTAGGCGCTAAACAGCCTCATAAAAGTCTAGCGCCACGTGGTTTACACAGCGCTACAGATGATATAGAGGCTATTACTGAGTGGTTTAAGAGACAGCCTAAGATAAACATAGGCATCGCCTGTAAGCCATCTAATCTAGTAGTCCTAGACGTAGATCTACGTAATGGTGGTACTACCGACGGACTTACAAAGACCAGGCGTATACGCACTGGTAACGGCTGGCATTACTACTATTACGCTAGCTCTGAGATGAGCTTTCCTGGTAAATATCGTGAAGGTGTAGACATAAAGTGGAACGGTTACGTAGTAGCTGCTCCATCTGTACACCCTAGCGGATCTATATACCAGGTCGACGATTTAACAGAGATTAGACCTATATCTGATTTAGTAGGTGTCTAATGAATCTAAAAGAAATAGCAGCTGAATTAGCAGCACTAACCGTTATTAAAGACGCGGTAACAGAGGCTACTAACACCTTACGCGAATTAGCTAAAGATGAGCTAACTAATGTAGGCGCTGATATGACTAAGGCGGTAATAGATAATCAAGAGGTAGCTAAAATTACCTTAATTAGTAAAGATGCCTCGTTTGTCGTACTTGATGAAAAGGCGTTAGTAGCCTGGATAACTGACAATTTTCCTACAGAAATCGAACCTAAAGTGCGCGACTCATTTCGTAAGAAATTTACAGAGACGCTAGCTATAACGGCAGAAAACCAGATATTTAGCACGATGACAGGTGAGGTATTAGCTTTTATGGGATTAGATTATAAAGCTCCTTACGTCTCTACACGCTTCTCTCCAGATGGTAGAGAGGTCGTTTTAGAGGCTATAAGAAATCATCGAGTGACTACGCTGCCCTGGTTAAACTTTTATGTAGAGTCGCAGAAGCTAAAGGAAATCGAATAATGTCCGATATAAAAGTAAACAAAATGACAGCAAAAGATTTAGCTCGCAGGCTTAAAGGCTTTTATAAAGATCCCATAAGAGTAGAGCTAGTTAGTTATACAGAAAGTCCAGACGTTTATTTAACAGTAACTTACTTAGCTAAAAAAAATTGGAGGAATTTTAGATGAACGAGGACAAAGCTAAAGCATTACGAGCGCCTTTTAGAGACGATCAAGTAGAGGCAAAAAATGTAGGACAGAGATCCTATAATTTTATAAATCACGCAGTCGTTACTGATCGACTTATATCTGTAGATCCTGCGTGGTATTGGCAGCCTATGGCGATGTCAGATAATGGCTCACCTGTATTAGATGAGTTTAATGGTTTATGGATAAGGCTTACAGTATGCGGCGTAACTAGAATTGGTTACGGTGCATCTGAGCCGCATCAAAAGGGAGCCGACGCGGTAAAGACTGCTATCAGTGACGCTATAAAAAATGCTGCGATGCGTTTTGGCGTAGCTCTTGATTTATGGGGAGCAGATAGTAACGGTTTGAGCGTGGAGGCGGTGGCTACACCTTTCACACCGCCTCTACGCTCTGTACCACCTCTTAAACCTGTAGAGACTGATAACGCTGAGCTAGCAGCTTTCCTAGATCAACAGCGCCCAGATGGTGAGCCTACGAAAGTAGTACCGCCTGAGGGTGAGCCATACTGCAACCATCGAGAGATGGCCTGCCGTATTTACAGAGCTGGGACAAGTAATAGCGGTAAGGCATACGAGGGTCTATTTTGTCAGCGTAAACCATATACTGAACAATGTACGCCAATGTCTCTAGAGGGTAAACCCTGGAAAAAATGAGGCCGCTACCTTTACACGTTCTCGATATGAAATTAGCTAGACAGGCGGCAGATTTCTTTATTGAGTGGTCAAAAAAAACACAGGAGACGGATAACCCTCATACCAGAGCCGTCCCCTGGAAAAATGAATACGATCGCAAGTATGAGATGCAGATGGCTTACGGTGCTGAGATAGCTGTAGCTAGGTTATTAGGGATGGACTGGAACGGCCTCAACACCTTTAAGGATAAAGCTGACGTAGGCGATAATATTGAGGTGCGCTGGTCGCGCTCTAATAATCTAATACTGCGTACTTATGATCGTGATGGCGATGTAGCTTTTCTAGTGCAAGGCTCATCACTTAGTACCCTATTTTTAGTAGGTTACTACCCTGTCTATTTAGGCCGTATAGACGAGTATAAGCTGGTAGATGAGGACACCTGGTTTGTACCTAAGGACAGACTATACGATTATATGCCCATTAAAGAGGCTCTAAGGCCGTTTTTAGCCACTTTAGGGGCTCGACCTATATAGATACATAGGCTTACGCTACTGAGGGTACGCGTAAGGAGACTGGGACTGCCTACCATCTGCGGTGGCAGTCCCTTTTCTCTTTTGTCGCCAGGATGGTCTATAGTTTTATCTGGTCGTAAGACTGGGGGCAGGAACTCCGACGGCGACGGTTGACGGTCATAATGATCTAAACACAGCTACAGAGATCCTCCATTACTCACTATTAATTATTTTTAATTAATGGGGGGTAGGGGGGCATTTCTCCTTTAGCTCTGGTATCAGGTCATATATATAAAAATACATAAATAAATAACTATAATTAAACCAACAGATAAACCCTTACCAGTGAAGGGATAGAGATGCAACTAAGTATAGATATATCCATTGGAGAAGTATCAACACAGATACACACAGATCAGTCTCTATCATTTGACGCTATAGAATCATTACTTAGTAGATCAGTCAGTAGCGTATTAGTTATGTTCAACAGTTTAAGCGAAAAGGATAGACAGTACGCTTTAGGCCTAGACGCAGACTCAGATGAGGACATAGATGACGAGACGGACTCGGAAAGCGACGCCTAACGGCTATAAACACTGCAACACCTGCGACAAGATACTACCGATAGATGATTTTGGCTGGCGAAATAAAGCCAATGATAAAAGACGACATCACTGTAATAACTGTCGAAATCTTGGTAGATGGATAATGCGTAGGGTAAAATATGAATATGGACAGCTGCTCGAAAAGCAGAATCACAAATGCGCTATCTGCGATGTAGCCAATACACAAAGTCGCCTATCCATAGACCATAACCATAAAACACAGGAGATTAGAGGCCTACTCTGTCACGACTGTAACAGCGGTATAGCTTCTTTTGATGAAAACAGACAGTACCTAATGAGAGCCATCATCTACCTAATAGGAGATAGAAATGCTACTAATGGGATCGATATTTCTAGCCATAACCCTAGCAACACCGCAAGGCCTGCAAGAGTACGCAGCTAAACACGTAGAGCCATACGAGGTTAAATGTATGGTTAAACTCTGGAATAAAGAGAGTAACTGGAGATATAAGGCTAAATCTCCTACACACGATTACGGTGTACCTCAGAGGCATATGAAGGGTAAGAGCAAAAAACAAATCCAGAAATTTCTAGATTCGCCTATAGACCAGATTCACTGGGGTATTGGCTATGTGCGCCATCGTTACGGTGATTTCTGTAGTGCGCTAGACTTCCATAAGCGTAATAATTGGTACTAAACTGTACGTTTAGTGCTAAATTTAGTACAT